ATGTTACCAACACACTTTAAAAACGCCACAAAACTGGCTGAAAAAGCCGACGCCTATTTTGTTTTTATAGCAGGCGAATATCACCTCGAAACAATAAACGGCAAAGAGCAAAAGATATGCGACCGCGATCCCGAGCCTGCTACCATGGCCGGGCTTGCGCTGTTCCTGGGGTTCAGCAGCAAACAGGAATTTGATGATTATGAACAAAACGGCGAATTTGCCGCCATCGTTAAGCGAAGTCGCCTGCGCATTGAAGCGGCCTACGAGCGGAAGCTGCACCAGCAGTCGCCATCCGGTGCTATCTTCGCGCTGCGCGCATTGGGCTGGAAAGAAAAAACAGAAGAAAAAACAGCGGTATCACTGCCAGGGAACATTAAAATAGAGATCATTGAAAGCGGCCCCAAACCTGCCAGAACCGAGCAGGGCGTACAGTTATAGCCGCCTACTTTTTAAAGGTAAAATCATTGGTTTCCACATCCTGGTTGCCGGTATACGGGTCGCTCACCAATTGTACAAAATGAATGGCCAGTTCCGTAGCCGTTAGCTTGGTAACGGTTTGTGGCACACCCGGATTGCCTACTGAATTATAGACCATTAACGCAGTGCCGTCGATAGTGTATTTAAAGATACTCAGTCGCGGAGCAGGCGTAGCGTTTACCGAACCGATACCCGATCCGTCGGTGAAATACTGGATATAATCGTCGGTGGTGAACTGCTTGTAATTATTTGAATCTACAAGGGTATTTTGAAAGTAATGCGTTTCGATATGATCGGTTACGTACCACTTACCGATGATGCTTACAGCGGGTGTTGCGGATACAGCACTTCCTTTTTTGCAGGATAAAATAAATAACGCGGAGAAACCTAAAAGTATAAAAACCACCTTTTTCATGCACGATGACTAAATCACTTTAAATGTACTGCTTATCGGTACACATTTGCAAATAACTGAACTTAAATTATTTACAACCATAAAGCTTAAAATGCCAGCATCCTCCAAAAAAAATACCATCCCGGCAGATCAGCAGGCATCTGTGTTATTCAGCGAAAATTATAACGCCGCGGGTCACATCATCATTAACCAGGGCGGCACCAGCTCCGGAAAAACGTATGCCATTGAACAGGTATTGTTTTGCCTGGCCTGCGAAAATGCCAAACAGGTGATCACCGTTGTAGGGCAGGACATCCCGAACCTGAAGGCAGGTGCCCTGCGCGACGCGCAAAGCATTTATTATGGCTCGGCGGTATTGCAGGCCGCCGTGAAAAGCTTCAACAAAACGGACCGTATTTTTGAATTTACCAACGGCAGCCTGATGGAGTTTAAAAGCTATGACAATGCCCAGGATGCAAAATCGGGCAAACGCGATTACCTTTTTGTGAACGAAGCAAACGGGATAGACTATGATGTATACAACGAGCTGGCCCTCCGCACCAAAAAGAAGATCTACATCGACTATAACCCGAACAGCGCCTTTTGGGTACACGATAGGCTGATCGGTCAGCCGGGCGTACAGCTCATCATCAGCGATCACCGGCACAACCCGTTCCTGTCGGCACAAACGCGCGATAAAATTGAATCGTTAAAAGCGGTAGACAATGAGTTATGGCGGGTGTATGCCCGCGGCTTAACCGGTAAGATCACCGGACTGGTACTCACCAACTGGCACCTTTGCAACGCCGTTCCCGAAGGTGCCACGCTGCTGGCTGCGGGGCTCGATTTTGGTTTCACCAACGATGAAACGGGCTGCCTGCTGGTTTACCGCCAGAACGGCGAGTTATGGGTAGATGAAGTGCTGTATCAAACCGGCCTCACCAACCCGGAAATTGCTGCCAAACTCAACCGGGCGGGCATCGGCAAAAATACGGAGATCATTGCCGATAGCGCCGAACCTAAATCCATCGAGGAACTGCGCCGCCTGGGATGGCGCGTTGTGGGTGCAAAAAAGGGCCCCGACAGTATCAATATATCCATCGATATTTTAAAACGCTACCGCATTAACGTTACCCGGCAAAGCGTTAACCTGCGCAATGAGCTGGGCCGTTATAAATGGAAAACCGACCGCAACGGCAAGGTATTGAACGAGCCCGTAGATACCTGGAACCACCTGATTGATCCCCTGCGTTACGTGGCCCTCAATAAGCTGAACACGCGTAATGTGAGCGGGCCAAAAAGCTGGCTGCCCAAAAGTAACGGCCCGGCTTTTGATTTTGCAGCAATGCATTTGCTGCGCTAACCGCAGGTGAATAAATCAACTCGAAACGAACTAAACCCATATACTTCAATATGCTCCATAAAACACTAAAAACCACCACAGGGAAGCTGCGGGTAAGCATCCCTACCCGGCTCGATGAAATTACGCTCGAACAACTCATCAGCATGCAACAGGAAGCGGATTTGAACGACCTGCAGGCCATCAGCATCCTTTCGGGGATCCCACTGTCAGGCCTGCAAAACATCATCCGCATTGATGACCTGCACGAGTTTGCCCTGCCCCTGTTAACGCTTGCCGAAGAGATCAAATCGCTTTACGACAGCGATGAGATCCCCAAATCGGTTACCTTCCACCTCGAAGACGGCTATAAAACTGTATTTGTGATGCACAACCTATCGGTTGAACCGGCGGGAGCCTTTATGGCCGCCCGCGATATTATCGCCGAAGAGATCAGCGCACAGGTAAACCTTTACGGTCCGGATGAATGGCAGGATCATTTTAACCCGTCGTTACAGGCCTGTGCGCAGGTGCTGGCACATTATTTTTATTGCCGTGCCACCGGCAAACCCTACAACGAATACGAAGCAGAAGCATTTACCGGCGAAATAAAAAAACTAAGGGTATGTGAGGCGCTGCCCATTGCCAAACATTTTTTTACCTGTTATCCCAACTTATCGAAACCGAAAACAAGCTGTTGGCATCGCCTGCTTCCGTTCTCGAAAAAAGGGCGGGCATACAAGCCTTCGATAAGTTTAAATACATCAACACCATAAATTCGCTTGCCGGGGGCGATGTTTGCAAATGGGCGCAGGTATTGAACCTCCCCTACGAGCGCGTCCTCACCAAGCTGCTCCTCAACAAAACGGAAGCCGAATACCAGAAACGATACAGCGCCTTGCTGGAGAAGCAATAAACGCAAAACAATCAACACCAATCAACCATTCACCGAATCAACTACTCACCAATACCATAATCCCATGCCTATCCGCAACCAAATAGAAGCCATAACGCAAACCTTGAGCACACCGGTAAGCTTTGTTTACGGCACAGCCAACGAACTGAATCAGCTTGCCGACGACAGCTCATTTCCCTGCGTATTTATGTATCCCTTGCAGCCTGTTGACGTTTCGCCGCAGGTGAACGGCTCGGTCGACAATACCTTTTCCGTCTACCTCGAATTTCTGTTTAAGACAGATTTCGACCAATACACGGCCGACAATGAAACGTACGTAAACCGGGCCCTGTCGCTGGCTAACGAGTTTATTGTAAAAGCATCCAGGTACCGCGAAACGGAGGGCCGCTATTTTAAAATAAAAGCCGGCGACAAGGCCCGGTGCCTCCCGGTATACAATAAATTCGACGTAAATACCACCGGCGTTAACCTCACCATTTCACTCGCTACCATGTATTATGAATCGTATGTGTAATGGATAAGGCTGATTGCGCTTGACGTAGCAACCTAAATAGCATACTCAACAAAAAACCTTGTTCTGTTTAAAAAATAAAACAACGCCATGAACTCCAATACTGCGCAGCTAACCCAATTGCTCCAGCTTATCCGCACCGACCTTATTAATTCCCTTCAGGCTAACGGGAAAGATGCCAGCGGACAAACCGCCAAACAGCTTACCATTACTACCGGCGAAGATTCGGCGCAGCTGGAACTGCCCGGCTACATGAAGCTGCTGGAGACAGGTCGCGGCCCCACGCACCCCGGTGCCGTTCCGGGTAACCCGCCGATGATCCTGCGCATCCAGCAGTGGTGCCAGGAACGGGGAATCCCGGCGAAAGCGGCCTGGGCGATCAAAAAATCGATCGACAAAAAAGGATTCAAAGGCGTGCCCGGCTTATTAACTGAGCCGCTTGGCAATGATAACATCAACGCCCGCCTCCATCCACTGCTCGAAGAACTGGCCCAGGAGATCATAAAGTGCATCGCGAATGAAAGCGGTTAACAGTCGCGGTGCTTCATACACTAAATTTTCATCAGCCGCGGTCATAAACCATTGCGTTCACCTCCTTCGATAAACCTTCTTCTAAAATAAAACTCCATAATGATCCTTGCAAAAATAGATTACTCCCACACCTACGTAACCGGCACCCAAACCAACGGACAGGTATTTATATCGTTGATCGATACCACCACCGGGCAGCCGGCCAACGGCAACAACGTGGTAGTTACTTTCACCCAAAACATCAACGGCACCGTCTACAATGGCTCCGCCACCATACCCGGGCAAACGGCGGCCATCTACAGCGGCCTGCTCGCCGACACGGCGACCGGGTATTTCACCAGTTTTACCATCACCAGTGTGGGCCAGGTACCCGCTCCTGCCCCACCCGTTAACCAGTGCGACCTCGTCATCAGCTTTATTAATGTCGACGGATCGGAAACGGCACCCGGTGCCGCCGACGCGCAAATCACCGTAACGGCCTCCTCCAGCTACGGCCCCATCCAATATAGCCTGGATGGCACCCACTTTCAAACCTCGCCTACCTTTACCGGCTTAACCGGCGGGGTAAAAACCGTTTATACCAGCGATGCCAATGGCTGCACCGCCACCGCTGCCGTGACCATCCCTACCCAAAACAGCCTGCTCATCGCCGATCCGTCGGTTTCCCTGCCCGGAGGCAACATTTCCCGCTGGAACGCTGCGTTTAACCCGGTTGTTTTCACCTATCAGCGAAAGGATTTTGAAGTAATCGGCATCACGTTAGATACCGCCACCGGGAACGCCACCGTGTCCGTCAATGCCGATACCTCGGCAATTGTAACTGCCATTACCGCATTTAACCAGGCCAGCGCCAACGCCGCCAGCCTGAATGTGGTTTTGTTGAACAACAACCCCGTGTATGTTTATTTAAAGGCAGGCAGCTATGCCGGTACCTTCCAGGTGATTTCGGCAACGGCAGGCGGGCAGCTGCTCATCAATGCGCCTTACACGGGCAATGCAACGGGCTATATCAACATTAACCTGCTGCGCCCCTATTACCAGGTACGTACCCAAATCACTTACCAGGATCCTGTTACCGGGCAGCAAAGCACCATCACCTCCACCAACAGGCCCGATGGTACCGGACTGATCAGGGCGGATATCAGCAACTTTTTACAAAGCCTGCTCCGCGCAAAGGACGATAGCAATTTTACCCAAACCAACTATCGCGACAGCAACCTCAGCGCCAGCTACCAGGTAGCCTATGCCGAATATTGGGACGGTAAACTAACGGGCACCCAAACCAGCTTAACATATACACCTGTATCCGCACCCTACTACGTGCTGTATGCCGCCCGGCAATTGGGCCAGCTTTATGGTGGCAACCTCGCTGCTTTTGTACCGTTCCCCGCGGTGACCAGCAGCAGCCAGCTGGCCCAATGGGTTACGGACTTTGCCGAACCTGCCTTTTCCAACGGATACCCTTTCGATATCGGCTTTATTTATGGCGATGCCTTAACCGGGCTACAGCTTTACTGCGAACTGACACTGCTGGACATCAACCGTAAACCCCTTCCCGGAGGCTCCGAAACTACCTACCTGCTAAATGAGGATGGATCCTGGTTATTGAACCAGGACGATAGCCGCCTGATTATTGCAGGCGCAACATCGGCAAGCACGCCGGTACCGGCACAGCTGGGCCTCAACAGGTTGCTGGTTAACACCGTTTTTGAAAGCGACGCGCATTACTTTACGCTGGCCTTAAAATATACCGATGCGGAAAGCATCGTCCACACCGTTACCCAGACGCAAACCATCAGGATTGATGACGCCGTGGATGAAAACTCGGTTTATCTGCGCTGGATAGGCTTAACCGGCAGCTGGAACTACTACCGCTTTGTGTATAACCAGGAAGTTTCGCTGGATGTGCAAAATGCGGTAATCATTAAAAACTACGTAAGCGACTGGCAGAACCAGGACAGCATTGAAGAAGTGATCGGCAAAAGTGCGGGGCAAAAAATGAAAGTAATGGCCGAGGATCTTTCCGTAAGCGATATCAGGGGACTGCAGTCCATCAAATACTCGCCCAAGGTGCAAATGCTGATCAGCAAGAACCCGGTTAAGTGGCAAACCATTGTACTTAACACCGCTACCTTTACCGAGTACGAAACCATTAACGGCGTGGCACCGTTCAGCGTAACGTTCAACATGCCGTCGATTAATATTCAGAGTCAATGATAGTTAACGATGGTTACTGGTGTGCTAAATGCTTACGGATAGATTTATAAATCTTTCCGTAGTTTTTAAAGGCAATTGCGTCATATGTCCCACCTGATAACCAAAAAAACACGTTAGGCGCATAATAGTTGTATCGAATGAAGGTATCTTCTTTATCATCTCTCAGCATCCATTTTTTAAAGTTTGCTTTGGCGATACTATCCGGTACAGATGCAGGTTTGAGGAGATACACGTCATGCATGCCAGGTGGGCCGATCTGAACTTTGCCGGAATCATTTAAATAATAGTTTTTTTCGTAAAAACTATGCAATACAATTCTACCCGCGATTAAAGGTGCATGTATTTGATTTTCACCCAAAAATACACCTCGTTCTTTTGATATTGAGATAGATTCACTTACGTTAAAACGTTCAAATTGCTGAGTTGGAATTTCAAACTTTAAACGTTGGCCAGCCGGTTTCAAATTTAAAGTGCGGTAGCTCGCATCTATCAAACCAAAGATGTCGATTAGTTTGGATGGCAGCGTGGAAAAAGAACCTGTTAGATGTTTTACCTTGCTATCATAGTGAATGATGAT